CCGCCGTAGTTTCCAGAATCGGTTACGCCATTTTGATCGACGCCGTAATACGAACCAAGTCTGCCATGAGCCGTTGCGTAGCCGACCGACCCGTTGCTGCCCGTTACCGTGTCGGCGCCGTATGTGATCGCATCAGCGCCGGTAGAGAACGTTCCGCTCGCTGCATCCTGCGGATAAAAACGCACAAAATACTGCGTTACGCCGGCAGCTAGGGTGCCGATAGAAAGCGAGTCGGACACCACATTGTCTACAGCCGCGCCGATGTCGGTGGTCTTCGATGCGGGATTTGCCCAGGATATGCCATTCCATGTCCAGATTTGCCAAAGAACCTGGCGACGTTGCCACTCGTAGGTGTGTGCGCCGGTGCCGCGCTTGCTTTTCACCTGAACGTTCACCGTGATCGTCGAGGTGTTTGTCGGCAGTGCGGTAACGCTTGAATCCCAATAGCTTCCGCTCTTACTCACATCACCGGATGTCGAATTCACCGACTGTGTACCGGAGGAATTCGATAGTGTCAGCTCGGCGACCGCCGTGAATTTCCAGACGCCCGAGCCTGGCGTGGTTTCTTGAAGATTATCAGCGCGACAATTCCATGATTGACTCTGCGTAACATTGCCGGCGTTGAAACTCTGAACTGAATTAATGGCAACCTGCACCGACGGTTGCGCGTCGTAATAGCCAGGCAATGTGACGGACGCGCCGGACACCGCAACGCCGCTATCAACGCGCTTGACTGCCTTGTACTCGATATAAGCGCCGCCACGATAGCGCTGAAACGTGAGTTTGCCGTTTGTCAGTAAGGCGAAGTCGCGATTCGCTACCGCGTTCGTGCCATTGAAAACCTGAATCGAGCCACCCGACGAGACGCCAGAATCGTTGATCAGCACCGAGCCGTCGCCGACCGTCAGGTTGCCGGTTGTGGCGCTGACCGCAGAGAGGTTGGCGACACTGATCTTGTCTGAGGTGACGCTTGACGGGAAAATGTCCGAGCCAGCGACTGCGGTCGTCCAGGCGCCGGATGTGAAGCGATGCAGTTTGCCATCTGACACCACCATCACCGCATCTCCCTCGCTGGCGGTTGCAGTCAGCGCGGCGAGTGCGGTTAGGTCGGCTACCTTCGGGATCGTCGCGGAGGGAGCAGATAGGCTGAACGACATTTCGGGCGTGTAGGTCAGCCCCGTCTTGCCGAAGTTGTCGTAGGCTGCCGCCCTGATGTAGTACGTCGTGCCGTTGGCCAGCGCCGTACCTGTGGCGTCCTTGCTAATGACGACCGTCGAGTCGGCGCCTTCGTAGCAAACGTTCGACGGATCAGGCGTAAAGCCGGTGGTCGTTGAGATATACACCAGCACGCCCGCGAAGGAACGTGCTGCGGGCAGGTTGTAAGAAAGAAAGACAGCGCCGGTTGAGTTGTGCAGCGACAATCCCGTCAACACCGTAGGCGCGGTAGGGCCGCAAGTAACCGTCGCTTGATTGGTGGATGAACCTGTCTGCCCAACCGCTCTGATCTTGAATGTTAGATTGCGCCAAGGTCCAGGCACCGGCGCGGCGGCAGAGTCTTCCGCGTTCATCGCTGCCGTGTACGCGAAGCGCGTTGCGGTGATCGAGGTTGAACGAACAAGCTGACCGCCGCCCCATACCTCCAGCGTGTAGCTGTTGGCGCGAGGGGTAGCGTTCCAGTCGAAAATGAAATCTGGACCCTGCCCGTCGCCTTCGACCGCGAACCCCGTCACGTCAGGCGGCGGCGGAATCTGGCCCGTTGTGCCGCTCCAGACGACATAGGGGCCTTGACCGATGGCGACGGCGGCGACACGAACCCAAATCGGGCCAGGTGAAACCGTGATGGATTCACTATTGCCCGTTGTCTGCTTGACGCGCTGGTAGATCACGCCATCCGTCGAGGTTTCAATATTGTAGTGGTCCGCACCAGGGGCTATTGTCCAGAAGACGCCAAGAACGGGATTGGACTGCGTGCCGCCCTGCGTTACGGACAGACTGGCGATGGTCGGAAGCTGCGAAACTTTCGGGAGAACCCAGAGCGGCGGCGGATTTGGCACAACGCCGGCATCAGCGCTATGCACGTAGCCGGACTCATTGACGGCGACGACCTCAACGGTATCGCCGTGCGGTCTAATGTTCATGATTCGCGCCGGCGTAGCGTAGGTGCTACCCATGCCGAACGCGAAGTGCGTGCGCTCTTTTGCGGTGCCTGTATAGGGCGTGAAGTCAGGCACTGAGGCCAGAATCACTTCGCTGTCCGTGTCGCCGCGAGACGCCACATAGGGACCGGATAGCGAGCCATCAAGACGACGCAGGGCGATGTTTGGCGTGCCGGCGATGGTCCAGTCCAGCACTTCCGAGGTCACGATCTTGCGCGTCGTTGAGTCCCACGAAACCACGTCGCCGACCGTGCCCCACGAAGGAACGTCGTGGGAGATGGCCACCAGATCGCCGTAGGTGGGGATGTGCCCTTCGAGTTCAGTTGTGAATGTGATGATCTTGCGACGCCACTGGTTCTGCGCCGCCATATACATGCCTTCGCGGTACGCCTGGGCCGCGTTGGTGACGCCGAAAAGCTGAACCTTCGCCGGGTTATTCGAGGTGCCGCCGTCCAGCACACACAGAACGCGCTGCGGCTTCCAAATTGTGCTGTCGAAATATTCAACCTCAACTGCATCCGTCGTTTCGTCGGTGGGGATGATGTACTCGATGTTGAGGCTGCCCTTGGTCATGTTGCGCTGCGTGAACATGGCCGTATAGATCGTCTGCGGCGCATCACGAACAAACGTCACAACGCCACCTTGCATGATCGGCACGCAGCGACCCGCACGGCAGACTTGCGTCATCGCCTCCCAAAAGCCAATCTGGGAGTCGTAGATCGCATTGAAGGTATCGCCACGAGCAGTCCAAACCGCGTCAAGCTGCTCCAGTTTCGCAAGATCGATTTGCGCGTCAGAGAGTTTGCCGCCGTAGGTCGTGTTTCGCAGAATGTCCAGCGCTGCCCAGGCAATCGAATTGGTCGGCGTGTTAGCGCTGTAGCCAGTCGTGTGATTCCATATTGGAATCTTGCGCGTGACCGTGACATTGACCTTGCGTGAGCTTTGGCTCGACAGGTTGTTTGTTGCCAACATGCGTGTTGCCAGCATGGTGACATCGCCATAGGTTTGCGTCTGCGGAATGTAACCGCGCAGACCCACCCACTCAATCGTATGCGAGGCTCTGGCGTCAGTGTTCTTGGTGTCGTTTCGCAATACCTGAACCGCGTAGCGTCCGGTGCCTACCGCGTATCGGTACGACATTCTCTGAGGCGTATTCGTCGCTGCGCTGATCGACTCGTTAGCCAGAAGACTGAGTGATCCGACGGTGCCATCTGCCGCTACGGGAGCATAAAAGACGCTGAACGACACCGACATTGCATCCATGCCACCTGAGTCGTTGGCGAAAAAGAGACCCGATGGGCAGACGACATCGATGGCGATCTGATTTACCGTGACGCCCGAACCACAGACCATAAAAGGCCCGAGATTCGTGCCGTGTAAAAGCTCTTGACCGGCCACGTCTGGCGACGTGCTGACATCGGATGGGAACAGCGTGACCGTGCCACCAGGCGGTACGATTTCGTAGGAAACTTCCGGGAACGAACCCCCTGCCGCCGTCTGAATGCCACCAATGACCGGCGAGGCCGCTAGCGTGTTGTCACCAATCTGAATATTCTCGAAGACGAACTCGCCCTGGCCAATGCAAAAAAGCTCGTAGAGCGTCTGGTCGTTGTTGGAGTATTCGGCGTAAGGTGGCGCTGCGTAATCTGGGTAAATTTGATGCCGCCCGTAAGTGACGGCAATCGCTTGGCCGAGACGCCCTTGGTTGCCTTGAGCGCCGATGGAATAAGTAGGACTCGCCGCTGCTGAGTTTTGGTTATTTAGCGCGGAGTTTGCTTGAGGCGGTGGAATCAGCGCATTGACGAGCATCGACCCCAGCATGCCGACGCCAGCAGTTAAAATGCCCATCCCCACGCTGCCCGCAGCGAAGCCGAGACCAAGCGCCCCGTTTAGCATGGGCGCAATCATTGGCGCAAAAACCATGACGGCGATCATCAAGACAAGTCGCAGCGGGTTTGATCCGCCGCCACCGCCTCCCTGCGGCAAAGCCAGGAAGGTGATGATGTCGTCAGACTCGACAGTCGTCTTGTTCCATTCTCGGCGCATTACCGCCTTGCCGTTGAGCAGGCAGATGTAAGGTTTGTCCTTCCAGGCGGGATCGAGCGTGGCGATGCGCAAGCGACGAGTTACCGCCTTCACCTCGCGATTGGCGCGTTGGTGGAAGGGGTTCGTGATGTAGATCGCTGTTGCTTTCATTCGCCGATGTACCTGTAATACTCGACATGACCCCAGCCATTGCGCCGAAGTGTTGCCGCGTCATTGAAAACAACGCCGGTGCCCTTGACGCAATGCAGTACGCCGCCGTTATCGACGTTCAGCCACAAGCCAACGTGCGAGGGGTATTTGGCGTGCGCCATCAGCACGCCGTCGCCGTCTTCACGAGGCTCTTCGTCTGTCATGCGGCGCCAGTTGCCGCGCTCTTCGTTCTTCTCAAAGGAGTTGATGACCACCCGCAGGTTGTCGGCATCCACCTCGATGAACGGCAGATGACGGTCGAAATGGCGCTCAGAGATAAAACGAACGAAGGCCCAGCAATCGAAAGCATCTGGCCCCTGCGCGCCCTTCTCCCACGGCGTGCCGATATAGGCGTTGGCCCAATGCGTCATACGGAGAGTCCGGGGAAGCGTGCGACGGTGTATTCGTCGAACGGGAACTTGCGGTTGATGAGATCCGCGAAGCCGCAACTGGCCGTGACCGTGAAGGCATCAACAATGATGGTCTTGATGACGAAGGTCATCGGCGGGTTCATTTGCGGACCATCGAGCGGCGCGTTCGACAGGTAGGGCCGATACGTGACCTCGATCTTGACGGGGTTGCCAATGGTCAGCTCGATAGACTTCACGATGTCCTGACTCACGTTATCCATCTTGATCACGAGTTCAGGGTTCGGGCCTTCCTCGATGTTCGGCAGCGTGAAGTCGAAAGCAAAGGCGACGAAGTTGACAGCGGAGCCAGTCGGTATAGCCGGAACGACTGCGCCGGCCTCCAGGTACGCCAGAAGATCCTCGTGGTTGCGCACGACACGGATCGGCGCCGGGTTGCCATCGGCGTCGATAAATGCAGGGTGACGCAGTTCCAGTGTGTGCAGGATCACAACATCATCAGGGCATGACGCATAGGCTTCGGCCAACGCGTCATCAAGGTGTGGATTTGGATTAGCCATGCGTCCGAGTATAAGTCAGTTGTGACTTATACGCAAGCATCAAAGAATCGTCATTGCTTTTATTTCGATCTCGGCGGAAACGTTCCACGATTGACCATTGGCAACCGCCTTGGCCGTGTAGGGCTTGGTGAAGCGGGCCTCCGACAAGTTCTGCCCAGAGCCATTCACGACGTTCAGGTTGAACCAGGAGGCGCCATCGGAAAGCGTGAAGTGGAAGAAGTTTTCGAAGATCCGCATCTGGGCAAGCGAGTAGTTGAATGACGCCTTGATCTTCGTCGGAACAGAAGTAAAGCGGCGACGCTGCCGCGCCGGCCCAGCATCCAGCTCTGTGCGAATTACGTTTGTGTCCGACGTGTATTCGTAGTCGCTCATCAACAGCCCAGGCAACGTGGTGGGATAGGTGAATGTGGCCATTATCGAACTGCTCCATTTGCGCGGTTAAGGCTGTAGGTGCGCTCAAGCGTGGTCGCCAGCGTCCCTCTGCCGTTGCTGATATTTTTGGACATGCCGGCCTCGACCGTGCTGATAATCACGTCAAACTGCGTGGAGCCGTCGGTGCCCTGCGATTGCTGCACCTGTGCCTGCGTGCCGGCACCCTCGATGACGTTGATATTGACGACCGCACCTGTGCCGGTCATTGGCGTACCGCCCGATTGACCTGCGCTGCCGTTTAGCGTGACCGGGATCGAGCGACCGTCCGGCAAGGGCACGTAGGCTTCATTCATGCTGCCCTCGCCGAAGACCGCCATCTGAGGCGAGTTAGCGATACCGCCGCTGGCGTACAGACTCAACGGCAGCGAACCGGCGCTGGACATGATGCCGCCGTTGGCAAACAGATTGCTAAACCAATCGCCAACACTGCTTAAGAACCCACCTCCGCCAGACGGCTGATCAACGAGGTCAGCCCCCGAGAAACCGCCACCCGGTTGCTGATCCACTCCCGAAAGTTTTGCGGAGTCTGCCGAAGTCCAGCCGCCGCCAAAACCTAACGCCTTGCCGACGCCGCCGAGCAGACCAAGGCTGCCAAGACTACTGCTGCCACTGGCTGCCGCAGCGCTGCTTGATGCTGTGCCGGTCGATACCGCCGAGGTAAGGGCTTGAATGGCCATCGTGTTTGCTTGGGTCGCGGTTGTGTTGGTGTTGACCGCTGCGTCTTTCCCCGTACCACCCAGACCACCCGTAGCGCCCGCGCTAAGACTGCCAAAGACGTTCGTGCTGACCCAATCACCAATCGCAGAGAAGGCACCCTGAATCTGCGCACCCATCGTCTCCTTGAGTTTCATTTCAAGGATCGAGGTCAGCATGCTTTCGAGGAAGCCTTTCCAGTCGGCCTTGCCGGTGGTGATCATCGACATGATGTTCTTCGTGAAGCCGTTGGCCCACGTTACTTCGGCATCCTGGATCTGCTTGTAGGTGTCCTTCCACTCTTCGACCATCTTTGCAAGCGGTGACTTGATCGCGTTGGCGTATTCGACCGCTAAAGCGCTTGAGGCGCGGTTGTAGTTCTCTTCCATAGTGATCCGCGCAGCCAGACCTTTTCTCGTGATCTCCGCGATCTTCTTTTGCTTTTCTTCCTCGGGCGCCTCAGACTGATTGACTGCTTCGATTGCGTCCTTGTCGGCATTCACGGACCTTTCTAGTACGCTGTCAAAACCTTTCTTCTCTTTCGTTGCCCTTTCACCAAATTCCTGGTCAATTTTGCCGCGCTGCGTCGGAGCGATTTTGGCAAGCGCTTTCTTATCGGCGCTGGCGCTCTTGCCGGATTCAGTCACGGCGTCAGTATTTACCTGGTTTGCTAGGGCAATCGCCTTTGCGGCGGCGTATTCTTTGAACCCCTTGGTGCCGACCTCCAGACGTGATTCATTTCTGGCGAATTCGCGCTCTAGCGCGATCAGGGCCTGCGAGTGCTTGCTCGTTTCTTCGGTGCCGCCCGCTAGTGCGTCCTTGAAGTTAATTTCAGTGGCGGCGACGCGCTCGTTGGCGAAAGTCAGCGACTTTACTTCCTCTTCTTTTTCTAACAGCGCGGTGCGGGCGGCAATCGTCGCCTTGACGGTCTCGTTTTCGAGATCAAGGTCTTTTGCCGTGTATTCGCTCTTGCCTGCGGCGCCATCTTTCAGAAAATCACGATTCTTCCGGTCGTGACCTTTATCCAAATCGCCAGCAACCCACTTCGAGGTAAATTCCTCAGTGGCTTGCTGGTGCAGCGCATCCTTCGGGTCGAGCTTGCCCATCATGGAGGCAAGTTTGGCGTCGTCGATATTGCTTCGAGCTGTGATGTCTGCGACGTATTTTTGGAATAGATCCTCGAATTGGCGCGGATCTCTCTTACTTGGATCGGTGATCCCCGCAATGCGTGAATTACCGGCGTCAAGGCCCGTCTTCTTGTTTGCTTCAGCGCCCGTTTCGGCGGGCATCCCCGCTTCCTTCGGCGTCGTCTTGCTAAAGCGATTGTGCCCATCCATCCCGGCATACTCTTTCGCTTGAGCGTCCGTGATCGTTGAGCTGTAGTTCTTCATCGACAGCTTGTATTTTTGAAGCGCCTCTCTCTCCGAAGATGTTTCTTTTCGCTCTGCGGATTCACCGAGAAAGTCACTGCCGTCAATGAACTTCTTGAAGTCTGTCCAGGCTTCGCGAACGCTCAACAACATCGATTTCCAACCCACTTCGATGCCCAGATAGATATTCTGCATATGGCCGCCGATAGTCACGCCGCCCACATCGATGCTCGAAATCCATTCGCCGATAACCCACCCGAACTGCCACGCAAGGGAACCCCAACCCACCCAAGAAACGAACTTTCCTAGAACGCTCAACGCAGTGCTGGCAAAACTGCCAATCGTACCGAGAAGGCCAGTCACGGCTTTACCCGCCAGCCCGAACGGCGTCATGATTGCCGAACCAACGCTCGCTGCTGCGGCGACGATAGCCTCCATCGCTGGAACCAGTCCAGGGAAGGCAATTCCCAAGCTGACCACAACAGCGCGGAAACTAGCCCATGCACTCGATGCAACATTCGCCGCCGTCGCCGCTGCGGTTGTGCCTGCAGCCATCGCAGAAAACATCGTGCCAATATTGCCAACCAAACCAAACAGTCCTGCCATCCCCTTCAGCGACAGAACTACGCCACCGATGGCGGCAGCGATGGTTTCAAATGTAGTCAGTAGCGGATTGTTTTCCGCAAACTTTGCGAAGCCCTTGGTGACGTTGGTAATCCATTCAACAAGACTGGTCAGCATCGGCAAAACAGAGTTGCCGATATTTACCTTCAAGTTAGTCAGGGCGGCGTCAAATTTTTGTACGTTACCGCCATAGGATTTCATTACATCGTCATTAACGCCATCAACGCCCTTAGAGCCTTCTATGGTCTCCTTTTGATGACCCATTCGCTCCTCAGAACGTGGATCTCCCATCACCATGAATGCCTGCGCTGCTTTTGTCGTAATACCCATAGTGTTCAGGTATTTCGTAAAAGCCGTCATCTGATTCTCTACAAGGTCAACGTCACCGTCGCCATAGAATTTTTTTCTGTTCTTGTCATTTTGCGTAAATGCAATGATTTGCGGCATGATCTTCTGCACCGCCGCAGCGGGATCTTGCATCCACAACTTCGCATCTTTGAAGCCAGCGTTTTTTGAGTCTTTGAAGACGTGTGCGTCGTCCTTACTGAAGTCCATGCCGTCGGTGTTCAGAATCCCGGCGCCTGCAAGCTCCTTTACGGCGTTGTTGCTCAACGTCTTGCCGCCTGCGTAAGCCTGCATCATCTTAGTCGCCGTACCGACTGTAGCCACGCCGGCGCCAGAGCCACCAGCGCCTTCGCCGCCAGATACTTTGAATTGATCAATAACGGCAGCAAGGTTCGTGAGACCTGCGTCAGTCAGTTGGTTTGCGCCAGCCCCAAGGCTACGTAGCATCGTTTCAATGTCGCTGACTTGAACCTTGCCATTCGTACCTGTTGTAATTCGCTGAAGAAGATCAATAGTTTGATTTGCGGCTACTGGGTCTTGTGTCTGCTGCCGTGTTTCAACAACACCGTAAATGTTCTTGATGGAATTCTGCTTATCCCCGTGAGACATCCCGAGGTACTCTAGGTTGTTTGCGGCCTTAACTGCAGTAGCAAGCGTCTTGTCGATCACCTCGGCGTTGTCGTAGCCAAGCGATGAGATGGCCGACATGCGCGACTTGATTGCGTCGAGCGTGGAGATGAACTGAAGCTGCTTGCTCATGTTCTCGGCGCTACCGAGGATCGCCGCGTTATGTTCGTCGCTGTAACCGAGGGATTTAACGGATACCTTCTGACGCTCCATCTGATCAGCGGAATCTACAGAAGCGCCAAGCCCCTTCTCGATTTTGGCGCCGGCATACATCTGCCCCATGCTCTTCCACATCTGAGCGATGGAGTTCGCCTGGGCACGCTCTTCGTCGGCAACCTGCTTCGCCAAGCGAATGCGCTCGGCGGCGGCTTCGCGGGAGGCGATAAGCGCCGCCTGTTCAGAGGTTCGAATTGCTTGCGCTGCGGCGGCTGCAATACTGGCGGCCTCTCTTGACGCCTCGCCATTGGCAAGTTGCTGTGCAGCCTCCGCATGCAGCAGTTCAATCGTCTTCTGGATCTCGGCGTTCTTCCACTGGATCTCAGAGATGACCGCGCCGACCCCTTTGGCCTCTGCTTCAGCCGCAGCCGCAGCCTCGCGAAATTGAGCGGCCTCGTTGCTGTACGGCACAGCGAGCGCCTTGTTTTTGCCAAAGTAGTTACCGGCGACCGCTGTGTTTGCTGCCTCGCGGGTGTTGAGTCGCTCTTGCAGGGCAGTCAATTCCGTGA